GACTAGGTGGCGGCGGTGGTGGAGATCTAGGCGGTGGCGGTGGTGGCGGAGATCTAGGTGGTGGCGGTGGTGGTGGTGGCGAAGGACTAGGTTGTGGTGGTGGAGGACTTGGTGGTGGCGATAGGAATTGTTTTCCTAGCACATTACAGGTAGGACAACAGGTATGAGTATCTGTATTAAATGAAGCAACAATACAATCTCCAGAACAGAATGTAGTTAAATTACTACATGGTTCTTTGGATATAATACAAACTGTAGTGAAATCAGGATAATTTACAAGTTGTAAATTTGAAATACGTACTTGAGCTTCATTATTTCCATATAAATCAAAAAATACACTTCCGGGTTTCTTTATACCATTAATATACACACCATTTATCGTATTCTTACATATCGGATCACTTTTAATCACTATTTTATTTAATAATTTTTCAAACACATCACAACATTGATATTTACTATCATCAAAACATGACTGTTTCTCTATAGAAAAACAAGTTTGATTTATAGATTTAAACTGATAAGGAGAAGCATCACATGAATTTACATAACATCTGCCATCTGGAAAATATGCTCCAGTAAACATTAACCATGCACTTATTAATAAAAATGACAAACTCTGCATTTAATCTTAGGTTATAACTATTTTTATTCGAAACAAACGACTTCCTGTAATGAAAATAATTTTGATATATAAGTTTCACATGAATGATCTTTAATAATATTCTCAAAATTTTCTTTATCAATTATCAGTTTTATTAATTTACAGTAATTATATGATTTTATATCATAATGATCTTCTAAAGTACCATCTTTTTTCATTAATAATCCATTGGGAACATGATAAAATACTGGATGAATTTGTATATAAGGAACTATATCGCCTTCTGTTTCAAGACGTACATTCTTATCAACATTGCTACTAAACCAATTGACAAAATCAATGTTACCTACAGTAGCAGACCCAAGTGTATATGTTATAATTTGAAATTCATCTTTGAAATACTGCCCATAAAAAGGACTCGATATAGTTGCAAGACTTCCACCTAAACTATGACCTGTAAATACTAAATTTTTAATAGGATATTCTTTAGATATATGGCGTATATCATCTGTTATTTTTTCTTCAATTGACATAAACTGATCATAAAATCCTTTATGTACTTTAATATTTTTATCAATCTTATGATGTCGAATATCTATATTATCATAGATGTCGCGTATATCAGATGTACCTCTATAATTAATATAAATTGTTTCATCATCCCATATGCAAAAACCTTGAGCATCTCTGCTTTTTTCTTCATTATATAGACCATCATAGAAAAAAACAGGCTTATGAATTCGATCAATCATATTTTCAACTTCTGTACGTATTCTTAAATTACATTTCATAGAAGAATTACAACTTGATGATAATATAGTATTTTTATTTTTAAATATATTCGTTATTTCAGGTGGTGTTGAATAAGCAATTTTACTTCTAACACATGAAAATATTAAATCACTTGTTCTAAATTTTTTTTCGATTCTCATTAAAATTTATATAGATTATATAAAATGGAAAAAAATACAGCTACTAATACTGAAAAAAAATCTCTATTCTCTTGGTTTAAATTTAATAAGAAAAACTCGTCTTCATTACCTAAATCTACTCCTGAAATTTTTGATTATAATTCAATCATATATATAATCATGATAATAATTCTATTAGGCTTAAATATCTATTTATTTATAGAATTACTTAAAATATCATTAAGAGTAGATACACTTAAATATTATACAGAAAAACCAAAAATACCATTTGACAATGCTAATGAGAATAAGAGTCCAATCATAAATTATACTAAGCGTATTTCATAGCGTAAACGTTTCAACAATTTCAGCAAATGGATCAATTTTGAACCAATAAGACTCATCAGATAAAAGAATATAATAATTATATTTTTTACAATATGAAATAAATGTATTCAAGTCTAATGTATTTATAAAATAAGGATGTTGTAATCTATTTTTGATTGTTTTCAAATAATTTTCATTAGAACATATAACAACATATTCTTTAGGGCTATGTTCATATATAAGTTTTTTTATAATTAAATCATTACTTACATGATCGATGTGTTTAATTGACTTCATATTTGAAAAGAAATAGATAGGTTTATTACTAAAAGATTTTAAATTAAATTGTGATATTTTCTTATTAAGGTTCATTTAATTTAAGTTAGATAAATTACTTATATAATTAATATAATTACTTTTAGTATCTAATTTTACAGCTTTAACATTAGCATCAGCTGTAGCATTAGCTGTAGCATTAGCAGCATTATCAGCATTATCAGCATTATCAGCATTATACTTATCTACAATTTCTAGGGCTTTCTTATAGTCAGTATATGATACTGTGCTATTGTTTATATATTTCTTAGGAATTAAACAGAATCGTCTTTTTTCATGTAAAATTCCATCAATGATAATGATATAGAAAATAGTAAGTAAAAATGCGATAGATATATTACGAGTTGCTACAAAAAACATACAGAATATAATTATTTTTTTAACATACTCATTTGAAAGTATCTGTTCATGTACTTTTCCTAAATCAGCATGTATATATTTAGCACCTAGATTTAACATTAACATGGCTCCACCAGTGAAAATTAAATTTGTATTAAAGTCCATTTTATTTTAGAAAGAGATTAATATAATCGATATGTAAAAGTAAAATACAAATTCCACTAATCAACCCTAATACTGGATTATAAATACATATTAAATATAATAATATATAAGTTATAAATCTTGTAAGAGGCTCATTAAATGTTTCTAATATTATTTTTGGATAAGGCATCTTCATATTTAAACCATAAAAACTGATTATAAAAACAAGAATAATCAGACAGATTATATTTAATATTACTAACTTCATTTTATTTTATTAAAGCTTATTTTTTTCTCTAAATACATAAATGACTGTTTTTAATACAGGCTATGCTACAATTGATGAAGCATGGGGTGACATTTCTGGTAAAAAAAAGAAAAAGAAAGTCACACAAGACCCTGTATGCGATTTATATGAAATGAAGGGAAATTCCAGTTCATATAGTGAAACAGACTTAGTCAATTATAATTATGATAAAAGTAGATATCAACGCACATATAAAGATACTCCTGAATCAAAAACAATTGCAACAGATGATAGTTATGGATACGGCTCTAGTGGGGGTGCTAACTCTGGAACTATGGTACCAACTTCATTATTTGAAAAACAATTTGAAGTGCGTCATCCTCAATCCTTTGAGATGGAATGCCCTACTGATTATATGGTAAAACAAACTAAAAATAAATTATACGATGAGACTGACGATAATTATACACCAGAACCTAGACAGCGTGGCCCATATCAAGGAGCTCATCAAGGACCACCGCGGGAAGTATCACAAGCGTCTCAATCTGCTACGCAATCTGCTACGCAATTTAAAGAACAATTTTATAATGATGATGAAATGAATTATTTAAGAGATGATCAACCAGTAAGAAGTGATTTAAATCCAAAAGCAAGATATAGTAAGCAAGAAAGTAGATACATAGAAGAAAAAGAGGACGATAGTAGTGATGAAGATGAATACTATGAACGAAAAAATAATAAAACAGAGCGAAAGAATAAGAATAAAACAAGTTTGGTCTACTTAGATATCATTCTATATATCCTTTCTGGTATTATCTTAATCTTTTTATTAGAACAATTTGTTAGAATCGGAATTAATATGCAAATGATTTAATTCTATTTTTATTTTTTTATTTGTATATAGAAAATGTATATGGTAGGAGAATCAGATTCTATAACCCAAGAAGTTATTACAACTACACAATATGACAAAGAAGAAGATGATGAATCACAATCTCAATACGTTTATCCCACATGGATGTATGTTTGCTGGCTCATTATTGCATTTTTATGGGTAGTTGCTGGTATCGCTGCTTTTATTGTTTCCCTTATGTGCTTTGGTAAGAGAGGACCATTGAGTCATCAAGTGATTGGTGTTATCTTAGCTGTATTATTTGGACCATTCTACTGGATCTACTTCCTAGTAGATAAGAAATACTGCCGTTAATTATTTTTTTATATTTTAATTCTTACATTTAAATAAATGTCTCCGAAAACTCTTAAAATATACGAAGAACCGCTTAGTAAATCTAAAAGTTCCAAAAGATCTCCGATTAGCATCGAAGACATCAAAGTTGACAAAAAGATTGAAAGTGTCTTTGAACTAATTGATAAATTAAATCCAGATATGCAGAACGAAGTTTTCTCTAAACTAATGTCTTATAAACCAACCAATGCTAGTAATAAAATTTTACCATTGATTAATAATCAGTTTGCAGATACATATTCTATTACACGTCAATTAAATAAAATTAAATCAAAATCGCCTAAACAAATACCAATTAATAGCTTATCAAAAAAAATTGATAGTGTAGTTGCTACGATTGGTGATTTGAAATTAAAAACACTTGATAAATATTCACCAGTTAAAGACCAAATATACCAAATTTTTCATTGGCAGAATATAAAATTGAATGAAGAAGACGACGATATGTTTGCATATGACACATTGGCAGAAGCTAAAGAAACCTATGAATTTCATACGCATAATAATAATGACAAGGAATTTGAGAATAAAAAGAAAGAATTCATCGAGTCATGGAATTTTCAGAATAGTGACATCGATTATAGAATGTTAGGTATGTCGCAGTTTGATCGATTAGGATTTATTCAAACTAAAATAAAAGAACATAGAAAATATATCGAATTATATGATCCAGAAAATGCTAAGAAAGACAAGCCAAATATAGATTCTTTTCTTAAATTAAATAAAAATAATACATATGCTGAGTATATCAAAGCAATTCGAGATCTTCCATTAAGTGCTAAAGTAATTGTTGGATAATTTAAAATTATTTTTATTTCTTACATTAAATAAATGTCTACTAAGAAATTGAAAATATATACTTCTCCGAAAGGCGAAGGATTTTCAAAATTAAAAACAAGTTCTCCAGTAAATATCGAAGACATCGAAGTTGACAAAAAGATCGAAAGTGTTTTTGAACTGATTGATAAATTACCTAGAGATTTACAAGAAGAAGTTTTTACTAAACTATCGTCGTTAAATCCATCAAATGCCAGTAATCGTAATTTACCATTATTAAATAATGAATTTGCCGATATTTATTCTCGTACACGTAGATTAAGTAAAATTAAATCAACTCCACAAAATTCCCCAAAAAGCTTATCAAAACAAGTTGATTCTGTAGTTTCGATTATTGGTGATTTACCATTAAAAAAAATAAACCAATATTCACCGGTTAAAGATACCTTGAGAAACAAGTTTGCGCATAATCGTATACCAAAGAATATAGTATATGAAGCATCGGATATGTTTATGTCGGATACATTAGAAAAATGTAGAGAAGAATATGATGGAACAGATAAACAATTCGAAAGTAAAAAGAAAGAATGGATTGAGATGTGGAATTTTTTTGCGAGTAAATCCGAAGTTGATTATGGTGATGTAAATAAATACGATCTATTAAAATCTGATCAAACTAAAATTAAAAGATTCAAAACAAAAATAAAAGCATTTGATCATGGTAAAGATATGGATAAAGTTGAAAATTATCTAAAATTAAATGGAAATAGTACTTATGCTGAATACATCAAATCAGTTAGAGAACTACCTTTAAGTGCTAAAGCTATTATTGGATTATAATTTTTTCTTTTTATTAAATAAATAAATGTCTAACAAATCAAAAAGATCTAGTTCTGCCACAACCTTACATTAAATAAATGTCTAACAAATCTAAAACTTCTAGCTCTGTAAAGAGTTCTCCTAATGCATTAAATTTCAAAGATTTAAGTATTAAAGATGAAAAACAGATGGAAAATGTTTTCGAATTCATTGATAAATTGCCAAGAGATTTGCAAGAAGAAGTTTTTACTAAACTATTGTCGTTTAATCCATCAAATGCTAGTAACCGTAATTTAGCAAAAGTAAGTAAGCAATTCGCAGATGTTTACTTGCTATCACGTAGATTAAGTAAAATTGATTCTCCAGAAAAACCAACATTCGAACAAAAGTCAAAAATAACAGATAAAGTGATTGATACGATTGGTCATCTTACAATAAAAAAAATTAGAAAATGTGAACCAGTTGTACAAGAATTATATAACATTTTTGATCGTGATACTCAAATTTATGATCGTGATTTTGCAAGAATTTTACGTGAAAATAACCTTGCAGATGCTAGACAAAAATATGAAGAACTTACAAATAAAAAAGATTTTGATAAAAAAGTAAAAGATTTAGATGAGCATTTTAATTATATTTTTAGTGAGCCGGATTTTTGGTTTGGTCATAATCATAAAAGAATTTTTGATATGGACTACAATACAAATACTACTAAAGATGAAAAAAAGAAAATTGAGGCTTTTTTAAAAGCAAATGATAATATTACATATGCCGAATATATTAAATTAACTAGAGAACTCCCAATAAGAGCTAAAATTTAGAACAGATAAAAACTAAATCTTAATCTCCAATCTCAAATCTCCAATCTAAATTTTCCATTTTTATTCGTAGTCATGCTAGTCATTATATTCGATGTTAGTAATGTTTTCGGTTTTTGTATATTAATAGCTGCTGGTGGTGCCACTGGTTTTTTATCATTTTCTATTTCTACATAATCCCAAGATACATATAATATATTTGGAAAGAAATATTTAACATATAGACCATTTTTTTTCATTGAATCAATGATATATTCTAGACATTCATTCATATTAAATATCGGATATCCTACAATAAATTCAGGTACTACTATAAGTGTTTTTAATTGCTGATGTTCAGCAGAATCTTTAATGCGTTTATGACAAATATTTAATACTTTTTCAAAGGCTTCACATCTACGATTTTTTTTTTCCATAATTGTTCTATGTAGATCTAAAATATTTAATTGATTATTCATGTTTATCTTATTATATAAACATATAAAATATAATATAATTTAAATACACAATGAGCGATACTGAGATAAAACAAATGTTAAATTATAATAGTTTAGTAATAGCTGGCGGTGCTATGAAAGTATTATCTGTGATTGGTGTATTTCAATATCTCGAAGAGAAAAATATCCTTAAAAACATTCATAATTTTGTAGGAACATCTGCTGGAGCACTTATGTGTTTATTAATATCATTAGGTTATAACTCACATGAAATTAAAAATATAGTCGTAGACACACTTCAGAATGAAAAAATAACAAATTTAAATGCAGATGGTATACTCGATATTTTATCAACTTATGGTATCAGTGACGGTTCTAATATGGAAGAATTATATGATCAATTAATTTATAAAAAATTAAAGAAAAGCAAGCTTACATTCATTGAGTTTGCAAAAATGACAGGTAATAATTTAGTGATATGTGTATCTAATTTATCAAAAGAAAGATCTGAATATATGTGTGTAAATAATACACCAGATATATCTATTGCTAAAGCAGTTAAAATAAGTTGCTCAATACCAATATTATATACACCAACAACATTAAATGATCATCTTTATGTAGATGGAGGAGTATATAATAATTTCCCGATTGATTATTTTAAAGACCATAGTTTAAAAGATATATTAGGTATCAATATTATTAGTAAAAATTATCAACGCAATGAATCATTTATGGAATATATTCAATTCATAATGCATAGTATTATACATAAACTAAATCATAAAAATAACATTATATATAATGCCAATGATAAAAATATTATTACTTTAGAATTTGAAGATAATGATGGATGGTTTAATATATCTGAGATTAAAATAAGTATACCCCTAGATATATTAGAAAAATATATTAAAATGGGGTATGATGAATGCAAAAATAAATTATCTTAAATGTTATACAAACTGAAAAATATCTTAAATATTAAACAAATAAAATGAATCTATTAAACTCATGGTATACTGATATTAAACCTAATATATTATCAAAAATCGCCGCAGAATTCATAGCATGTGCCATGTTCCATTTCATTGGCTCCGTTTCTCCCACAGCTTATACTAATGGATTAGCTCTAATGGTCTTAGTATATTATACAGCTAAAACATCTGGAGCTCATTTAAACCCAGCATTATCCTTATCATTTATGTTATTAGGATATAATAACCCATTAGAAATGATCTTATATTGGATTGCCCAAATTCTAGGGTGTGCATTTGGTTCTTTATGGATTGCTCTGTTAGTACCAGGAGTCTATATTGGCGAACAAATGACAGGTGATTTAAGTAAAGTCGGAGAATCTTATGACGGTTGTTTTAATCCATCACCTACATTAACTAAAGCTGGTATTTTCGGATGGGAAGCAATATGTACATTTAATTTTATATTACCTATTTTCTCAGTCGTTTGGTATACTATTAATAAACCAGGTTATGGTACGACTGGACCCTTAATGGTTGGATTGTCACTTATCGTAAATGCATTGGTAGCCACTCCATTTACAGGTGGTGCACTAAATCCAGCACGAGTCTTGGGTAGTATGATGGTATTTAATTGTCCAAATGCATGGACATCCTTCTATTATATTACAGGTGAACTATTTGCTGGCATGACTGTTCCATTATTTATATTTCCATGGTATGGTGTTTGTCCTACTGCCTGGTATTTTAATTTAGCACCAGATACTAATAATATTAAAAATTTTCTAATGACACACCAGCGATTTGATCTACACTCACCTACTTTTAAATCATCTCGTTTACAATCCAGAAATCCTTCGCCAAATCCTTCGCCGAATCCTTCGCCGAATCCTTCGCCAAATCCTTCGAATAATGATAATGATTCTAATTCTAATATAGTTATATCGCCTAGAAGATCACATATAGATATCAATAAACTTACATCTTCTAAAAAACCGATCTATTCTACATCACTATCAATGCCATCATATTTAATTCCTAAAAAACAAGAAATCGAACTAATCGATAAAAAACTAGAAACTGTCTAACTTTACTGTGAAATATCCAACTCGATAATGTCTTGTAAATTAATTGTTTCTTTTTCTATTAGTAAAGCCGCTACTTTATCTAATAAAACTCGATTATTTAATAATATTTCTTTTGCACGCTCATAAGCTGCATTAGATAAACTTATTACCTCATTGTCTATACAATAACATGTTTTGTCACTATAATCATTATACCAACCAACGTATCCAAAATTCTTTGAAAATCCATATTTCATAATCATATCACGAGCGATATGTTGAACTCGTTGTAAATCAGATTGAGCACCCGTGGTAACATTTTCTCCTAAAATTAAGAATTCTCCAACCCGTCCTCCTAAAGCTACAGCTAGTTGGTTCTCTAAGTATTCTTTTTTATAGAGCCCAGACTCATTTGCTTCAAACATAGTAATGCCACCTGCATTTCCTCTAGGTATAATTGTTACTTTTTTAATATTATCGAATTCACCTATTTTGAAAGCAACAATCGCATGACCAGCTTCATGATAAGCTGTAATTAATTTTTTATCATGAGATACTAGACTATCTCTTTTTTCCAATCCTAATATAATCCGTTCTAATGCATTTTCTACATCATCCATTCCAATCATAGTATTACATTTACGAGCAGCAAATATAGCTGCTTCATTTAATAAGTTTGCCAATTCTGCTCCAGAAAACCCACTTGTAATACGAGCAATATCTCTCATTTCTATACCTTCTTTAAATGGTTTACCTCGGCTATGTACTTTTAGAATATCTTCTCGTGCTTTAACATTGGGTAATTCTAATAAAATCTGACGATCAAATCTTCCAGGTCGTACAAGTGCAGGATCTAATATATCATTACGATTTGTAGCACCAATAACTACAATTCCGTTGTTACTTTCAAAACCATCCATTTCTGTAAGTAATTGATTAATTGCTTGTTCACGTTCATCATTTCCACCGTTAAAAGATACAGTAGTAGATCGTTTCTTACCAATAGCATCTATCTCATCAATAAAAATAATACAAGGAGATTTCTCTTTTGCTTTTTTAAATAAATTTCTGATTTTGAGAGAGCCAGCTCCTACAAAAAGCTCTATTATTTCAGACCCACTAATAGCAAAAAATGGCACATCTGCTTCTCCAGCAATTGCCTTAGCCAATAAAGTTTTTCCTAATCCAGGGCCACCTGTTAATAAGCATCCTTTCGGTATTTTAGCACCTATATCAGTATATTTTTTCGGATTTTTAAGAAAATCTACAATTTCTTTTAATTCTTCTTTAGCTCCATCACATCCAGCAACATCATCAAATGTTACTGTTAATTCATCATTATTTTGAGGTTTAAATTTATTCTCAAAAAAATTAGGTTGCCCATTCGCATTTGATCCTAATATTATACGTCCATAATAAAATAACATAAATAAAAGTGATACCGAAATTAAGCCTTGTAAAATTAGATCAGCATAAGCCTTAACTTCCTGAATTTTTACAAAATTATCTAATGTAATATCCGTTTCTTCTGTTTTATCGGCTAAAACAGGAGGAGCTGACATCAAGTTTGCAATTGGTTTCTGATTAGGTATAAAATTTGGCTTAATTATTTCTACCGGTGTACTAATCACAGGCAAAACTCGTCGCATAATTATAGATTTCCTTGAAACTACATAACGCTTAGACAATGACAAAGACATATTATATATTATATTTCTCCATATAATATTTATAAAAAACAGCCGCAAATATAAAAATATGATTAGATATTAAAAGAAAATGCAAGAGCAAGAGCAAGAGCTAGAACAACAAGAATATTTCAAAAAAATTAAACAACAACAAGCATGTGCTGCTCTTATTAAATCTGGACAGCGCAAAGGTTCTATATGTTTAAAAAATGGTATTTGGCAACTTCATGGATTATGGTACTGTCATCATCATAAACCAAATATGAATCGTAGCCCACTATGTACATTTGCACCAAATGGCTTGCCGTTTAATGCGATTGAAACTACAGAATTAACAGAATCTCGCCAAGATGATGAAAATCTATTACGATTAAATGGATACTGCAATATTCGAGTGGATCAGAATGTATTATTTGGCACAGATAAATTACCACTTGCACTAATGACTCAAGACAGTGAAGGTGTTCATCAATTTACTAAAAGATCAATTGTTCAAGAACTTAAAAACTCATTAGAATTCGTATTTGAAAACCCGCATATATATAATTTAGCAGGATATTCATTAGATGAATTAAAAATTGAAGCTATAACATATGATGATTGTTATCATATTTATGTAGCTGAAATTATACCTATAAATATATAAAAGAATAATACATTAACATATTTATAAGAATCGCAAAAATCACAAAATTACAAAAATCACAAAAATCACCGAAATCACAGAAGTAACCGAAATGGGTGGTTACATATATGATACTGATTATTTAGCTATCATCGATGAACCCATTGAACGAATCTATTATATACAAAATTTTAAATTATTGCGCAAACTTACAATTACACACTGTGATATTGATATTTTTGATTTAATTCTACCAGAAACTTTAAACGGCTTAGAAGTTACATACAGTAATATGATTAAATTTATACCTAAAAATATACCCAAAAAATTAGATTATCTAAATTTATCAAGTAATAAATTAACAGAGATTCCACCATGTTTATATAAATACAATATACCAGATATCGTATTATATGATAATCCATTTTGGTTTATTCACACAGGTATTGGTGCGGGAACATGGAGAGAATTAGATTTTGCTTATAAACTTGATCTAATTTCGGAAGAACGTATGTGTAAAATTGTGGCAGAGTTAAGAAATAAAGGCTTAATTATAGATTATTTCGCATTATATAATTTGGTAAAGTGAGTAAGTGAATAAGCAAATAATTTATCTTAGTATACTATAAATAAATGTCTTCCTATGTTATAGCCATCCCATCTTATCAACGTGCTGATATTTTAAAAGAAAAAACTCTATCTATGCTTATTAATGGTAAAATTAATAAAAACAAAATCCATATATTTGTAGCAAATGAAGAAGAAAAGACCCACTATGAATCCCAACTGCCTAAGACATCTTATCATAAAATTATTGTAGGTGTGAAAGGAATTAATGAACAACGTAAATTTATTATGAAGTATTTCCCTGAAGGTAAACATATAGTATCTATTGATGACGATGTAAGCCAATTATTAGAAATGGATGAATCTACTGAAAAAATGTTACCTATTACCAATATTGGCAACGTCTTTGAAACAGCATTTAAGGACTTAAAGAAACATAAGCTATACTTATGGGGACTTTTCCCTACACCAAATCCTTTTTATATGGTAGGACAAGCCGCAGTTACTACTAAATTACGTTTTATTATAGCCACAGTTTATGGATTTATTAATCGTCATGATATGATTTTAAAATCCAAGATTGAAGAAAAAGAAGATGTAGAAAATTCGATTTTATATTATATACGAGATAAAGGTGTCTTAAGATATAATCGTATTAGTTTTAAAACTAAATTCAAAAATTGCTGTGGTGGCTTAGGTGGTATTGAAAAACGCTTTAAAGCGAATGAAGAAGCAGCGGCTTATTTATGTAAGACATATCCGGAATATGCTAGATTAAAAGTTCGTAAAAATGGTATGCATGAGGTCGTTTTAAGAGATTATTCTAAGAAGTAACAGGCTTAGCGCTTAGTTTATCAATTTCTTGATTAATAATAGTCTCATTTTTTAAAATTTTTTGAAGTATATTATAAATATTAACATAAGTGTATTCATCTTGTAATATACTTATTTGATGAAGAGTATTAAGATTTCCAGGAAAACCGGATACAAGTAATGGTATTATATATTCTATTAAATAAGATATTTCGCATATTGTCATTTTAGTATTATTTTTCAATATATTGCATGTTATTAAATACAATGAGTCATCTTTAATATTAAATTTTCTAAATAATTGTGAAGTTTTAAATTTTTTAATAATCATTACTAGATCATTCTCATCTTTTTTAATTTTTGTAATTTTTTCCAGAATAGTATCTAATTTTTTAATAAGAATAGTTTTATTAGTAATAAGTTTTTTATATATATTATTCCAATTTGAGAATTTATATTTCAAACAAATTGTTTTTTTAATAGCATTAACTTGAGCAATCATATTAGCATTCGGTTTAGCATTCGGTTTAGCATTAGCATTTGGTCTAGAATTTAAAATAGTTAAAGCCGGTAAGATATTATCAATAAAATAAGACGTTTCGATCTTATCTAAAATATTACTATCTTGAAAAATATCATATAATATATAAGGATATTGAGAGTTGTTTATTTCAATAAACTTTTTAAGCAAACCAGACGTTTTTAATTCATTCAAATATTTTGATGATTTTTTTTCTAGATCGTCGTATGTTAATTTATCATCAACTTTTTCATTAGATTGTGAAGCACCCATATATTATATATAAATATTATTTATCCATTGCACGTATCTTATTAAATTTAGCTAAAATACGTTTCATCTTTAATTCATTCTTTTTAATATCTGCTTCCGTTGTTCCACGTGACTTTTCCCATATACCTTCTCGCATATAACATACTAAAGACATTCGTTGTGCATCTGGGCTAATATATTTAATCGGTGTATTTCCATGAGGTATATGTATATCCATAATCAACATATCCGTAGATTTAACATCTACTGCAATTTTATAACTAGGATAGCATAGATAACCACCAGTATAATTGCCCTTCTGAATAACGACCAAATTACCCATTGATCCTTCTAGATTTCCAGAGTCACGATGGATACCAGTTTGCCAGTTTAAGTTTACAGTGACAGTAGAAAACGCAGTATTATCAATATGATAAGCTGTTTCTTGTGCATGTTTAAGTTGATATTTATGTTCGATAGGAGCTAACCGTTTATAAATTTGATCAATATCTTTAATCAGAGGCAATACTTCTTTCCATTTCTCAGGATAAGATGCAGTAAATCGTGTAGTTCTTATAGGATAAGGTGCTTTACATCCTACTGTTTTAAACATATATTTATGAAATATGGTATATGAATCAAAATAGCCTAAGATATTAGAGCAAACACGAGTATTTACAGCAATATCTTTAACTTCACTACCAGAAGCAATGCCACGAGCTCCAGTTTTATGTTTAGCAAAATCGATTAAATTTTCATATGCATCTTCTACATGTTTTTGTGTGAGTGCATTTTTACGAAATCTCAATATCATTTTACCAGTATCTTCATCATAAACATCACAATCATACGTAATTAAATCTTTATAATCTCGTTTCGTACATTTTGTAGATAACCGTTTTTCCATTTTTTCATCTGAGACTTCTTTTCTAACTTTATAAATAATAATACCTTGAGCATCCGTTGTTTTACTAATAATTGTCATTTAATATATATTATAGAGATATATTAAATTTCCATTATAAAAAAGAATTTGTTAAAGCATTTGCTATATATCAAAATTAATTAACTTTAACTCTATTATCTTCTACAAACTTCATTAAGTCTTCTTTCTTATATCTATCTCCAGTAAAAGTATCTAGTAAGTTCCCTTTAGAATCAACAGCTATAATAGTAGGAAAGCCATTGATGTCATATTTCTCAGCTAATTTCTTATTTTCATCAAAATCAACAGTAGAAAAGACGACATCATTATATTTTCCTTTAACGTCAGAATATGCATCATTAAAGACGTTGGATTTTATGTACTTAACACAATGTCCGCACCATGTTGCCTTATAGAGACAGATTTTAAGTTTATCGTCATCTCCTGAGAATTTCTCTAATTTAGCTTTTTCAGCAGGTATATTTTTCATAATATCAGTATAAGCCATGTAGATAGCATAAGCAACAATCACTAGTACAAATATGATTAGAATCGTTTTAATAATTTTCATTTTCTTTTATATATATTTAAAAGATTTTTGTTATGATAATATTTTCTTGACATGCAGGTTTAATATATTCTAATGAATTAGTAATGCTATTAAAAGAAGGAGTATTCATGCAAAATATGACATTATATTGAAGCATATTATTATTTTTTACGAAACATAATTCATTAAAATGATCCTTATGAATAGCAAATATTCTAGCACTAATATGTTCATAATTCTCTATATGTTTAATATCTTTAATATCTTCGATATATTTAATAGGATAATCATGTTCAGTTAATAAATTAATAGTTTTTTCTAGCTTTGTAGGTTCAGTATCATCATCATATATAATTAGTGAAAAATAAACATTTATATTGTCATATATATAATTTATAAAATCCATTTAAATACATAATTAAATAAATTAAAAGTATTTAAACAAATAATACCTAAGATTATATAATATGGAAGATATTATTATTATAAAACCAGTGGATTTTTATAATAGAAAGGATATAGTTCATGATGTTATTTCTACTATAAAAATACAAGAGAAATATGATAAATTATTCACAGATTATATATGTTTCTCTGATAATGCAGTAGTAGTTATACAGCCAAATCTGCCTTTAAAAATCATTAAAAAATCATATGGTCATCAGCATGCTAATCAGCATGCTAATCAGCACGCTTCACAGCACGCTTCACAGCACGCTTCACAGCACGCTTCACAGCACGCTTCACAGCACGCTTCACATTTTCACCATGGTCATAATAATCGACGAGAGCCTAAAACAGTTAAGAAATTTATAACGGGTGTATTGAATGTGATGAATAGTGATAATTATAAGAAAATGTTATTAAAAATTAAGATTTATATAAACAATAATAATATTCATGAAATTTTTACAGAGATTATAGATAAATCGATTAGTCAGATATTCTATATTAAAAATTATATTAATTTAATTAAAGATCTTACTCAATCTCTAAATGAGCAGGATAGAAGCATTGGTATAGAAATAATAAATAAATTTATATCTACTTTTATTAATGAAAAACAATATATATTAGAAGCATCTAATAATTTTCCTATATCTGAACAATATAATAATTTTTGCAAGACACAAAAAATGAAAACCACTATGTTATCTAAACATGCTATGATAATTGAATTATTTCAAAATACTCACCTAATAAATAAGAATACTTTAACGATGCAAGATTATTGTTATATAATTTATAATAGTTTTATGGAGTATATTAATATTAATAATGATATAGCAGATATTCTATTACAGATGTTAATAGAATTATCAAAACAAGGACATAAATTTAATTGTGAATATTTTAAAACAATCATTGTTAATAATTCTAAAATAAACTTTTTAATACAAGATTTAATAGATATTAATAACTCATTGCAATCCTAATACAAAGCATATGATCTAATATTTTCGAATCCTTCAATTAATTGTGATGGTGCAGCAAATCCAGCTGCTTGACTTAAAATAGGAGGTGACAACGAAGCAATAGATCTTTCAGTATATCTTTCAATACCAGCTGAAGGTGATGGAGCTGTAACAACTGAAGGACTAGTAGAAGCTATAGTCGGTGCTACTTTATTAGCCGTTGATGTCGTAACAGATGTTGGTTTGCTAGGAGCAGGTGGTGGGATAGGAAGATCAGGTATATAAGTTTCTTTTTTTCTACTATCAGATCCTTTTAATATATCTTTCAAATCTTTAAGGCCATCGATAACATTATCTAATTTATCACTAGCTTTATCAACACGATTCTTAAAATCATTATCAAAATAGTCTTTCATCTCAGGTAGAGATAATTTTTCTTTTTCACTATTAAAACTATTTTTGATTTGGTTATGTAAAGATTCCGTGTCTTTATCTACTTCCAGGGTTTGTTGAGCGATCTTACTTCCGTGTGCTTCATGGAATACATCATTTACTTTTTGTATACGTTGTTCATTAGACATAGGTTTCAATTGTTTCATAGAATCATCTGTAAATAATTTTTGCATGAGATCTGTTTTCACTGTAGAATCAGTTATATTCAATGTATCAATTTGTTTTAATAAAAATATGCGAAGATCATAGTTATCTGTCTTAGCATCTGCTGACTCATTGGGTTTTTCTGAAATATTGGATTTTCCAGCAGATGCTCCAGCAGATGTTGGTGCGTCTTCATATTTTTCAACATCATCGTAATAGCGTGATGAGAAATGTTCTTTTTTACTCATATATGAAATAATAAATTGACAAATATAGAAAAGTGCAATCACAGAAAAAAAGGCTATAATAATTCTCAATTTTAAATCCATGGAATTTATTTACTAGGAAGAAAATATTTTTATATATAAGTTTATATAAATGGAACCTAAAAAAGAAGCAAAATTGTCTCTAGATAGTTGTACCAAAGAATCATGTAAAACATGTGATGCTGGCTATATAGTAAAAGATTTTGTTAAACCAATTATGCAATGTCTAACAAATGATATAAAGGATTATTATATGCGTTTGTTAGTTACAAAATGTTTAAATCAAGCCGTTGTCATGTCTTATTTAATGTTAGGAAAAAAAGGTATTAAATTAGCAGATGCTTGTGATAGTCATAAAGTTCAACAAAGACATGAATCAGGTGAAGATTCAAATATACAAATCATAAATGCATTAAAGAAAGATGTACTCTATAAACGTTGTAATTATAGATATTTATATTATATTTTAATGGCAGATACTACATTTACACATACAGATGGAAACACCAGACATTTTCCAGGACATGTATTTATTATTGAAAAAATACCTAGTTCAGATAACCAACCACCAGCATTTATGTTTCATCAATCTTATATCAATGCATATGATTATAAAGGGCATATAAAACGTAATAATAATAGTTTATCTATGTCTTATGATCAAATATCTGAAATGATAAAACAATTAAATTATATATTGTTATCACCAAAATGGGATGCTGAAATAGTAAAATATTGGAAAAAGATAACATTTGTAGATACATCAAATATGTTAGGAGCTAACTGTGGTAATAAAATATTTATATGTTTTCGTAAAGCTCGTGTCACAGATTGTATAAATCGATTGAAAACTTATACCACAAAAAAACTAAAAGATATTAACAAGTTAAAGCCCACAGATATGCAAAAAATATATGGCGATGAATCATTATATGACACAGATCAAGGTCCTTTAACTAACGCCGAGATGAAGAAAAACCTCGAAAAGTTACTGAAAAATATAAAAAATAATACTTCAAAATAGCGGCACGGTACGCCACGGCACGCCAACTGACTCGATGTTTGTCACAGGTTTAATCCCACTGATGTTTCGCACGATTCGCATTTCTGTTGGCTTTATCATATTTGTAATATGTCTCATTTCCAATAAGACCATTGTTTCTAGCCTTTTGATTTGCTCCATATAGTCCATCAGCTGGACTATAACCATTATCTTTCAGCATTTCATTCAGATCATGTGTATAATTAAGTTGCTTGCGTACTGCTTCATACCTCGGGGTAATATGGCGACCATTACTATGACCGCTACCCATTCTTTTTATATATATATATTCATATAAATATCTATCAAATTTTCCGATTTATTCGTAAATTTATTTGTGAATTTATTTGTGAATTTATTCGTGAATTTATTCGTAAATTTATTTGTATATAATAAGTAAAAATATGAAACCACTAGTATTTATTATAGATATAGATGGGACGATTATAGGAAATATTACAAATCAGATTATGATTTATGAATTAAAATATGAGAATGTGAACATTAAATATAGTTTAAAAGATTTGTTTAATAAGTTTGATCAGGGGTTAATTCGTCCATATTTCGATACATTTGTTAAAAATACAAAACGTCGCTTACCTCATGCTGAGTTTTTCTTTTATACAGCATCTGATGATCGATGGGGTGCGTTTATAGCTGGAGCTATAGAAAAATATTATAAATTACAATTTAATAGGCCTATATTTACACGTAAACATTGTTTTCATACGGATATGGATTTGAAAAAGAGTTTAAAACATGTTACTCCGATGATTCAGAAATCATTACAAAAAAATTATGGTAAGAATATAGATTTAACAAATCGTGTGCTTATCGTGGATAATAATATGGTATATCAATCGAATGAAAAAAATAGTGTATTAGTATGTCCTACATATAATGTATCTATTGCTGAAAATTTACCAGTGTTTATTAATGAAGAGATGTTTAATGCACATAAACATATTATAGAAAAAAAACTCAAGCGATATATACCAGCTATTACGACAGTAACTAGTTATATTGATTTCCAGAAGCAATTCTATGCATATTATATTCAGGAACTCTCTCTGATAAAGCCACAAGATCGTTTTTGGTTTTTCTTGAATCGACTTTTGGAAATAAAAAATATAACGATATTTACACCGAAAGCAGTGGAGTATATAAATATGAAATTAAATAAGCGGTTGTAATAGTTTAGGCTTGTTTATATTGAGCTGTTTCATAGCATTTTTAAGTGTTATAAATTCATTTTTAATCTTAACATATTTAATATTTTGCGATCCGATATATACAACTCGGGGTTTTTCATTAATCATAAAGCGTTCATTTGAAGATTTTAATAGATTCTTTGATTTTCCACCGCTAGATTCTCGCATCTGATATTTTTTTAATGCTATTAATTTTTTTTGCAGATCTTCGTTTAATTGACTTATCATATGATCATAGTATTCTTTATTTTTAAAACTAAAATAGTCTTCTGTTTCTTCATAATAGTAATTAGTTGTTTGCTTATATAACGGATTATCGTGGTAATTTTTGTCGTTTTTTTGCATTTGAATTATAGTATTATGATTATAATACTGTACGTATTTATTATGTGTTTTAATAAGATTGGGAATATCTGTTATAAGTGAATCATAATCAATAATTATTGGACTTCCATTTGGTTCTATAAATTGTGTTTGAATCATATCTTTAAAACTATCTACTGTTAATTCGGTTCTATGTTTAGATATAAAAAAGCTTTTTAATAAGCTTAAATTGCTCTTATATAAATCTTGATAATCACAAAACTCTACATCTTTTGGTATTAACATACCCGATAGAACCATAGCCGCTGCATAAATTTGAGAAACATAATTTTTAAATGTAGATTTTGCAGTAATATTACAACCATTATCCTTACCATTATCCTTACCATTATCCTTAGCATTATCCTTAGCATTAACATTAATTAAATCAGATATAGGAATTTGCATATCACATCTTTCTAAGTTTACTTCACAACTTGCTAATTCAAATACTTTTGATGTTAAATGTGCAAAAATACACATTAATTGCTCATCTTTATCTGTTGAATTAATATCTAAATTTTTTGCTATTTCTGTAACGTTTAAAGTATTACTATTTGTTTTATAATCTAAATAAGCACAACATGCAATTAAACCACCTATATTTTTATTATAATTATTTGTGGGGATATTTTGTTTTAGTATACTTTTACCATTAATTTTCTTGTGTACAAGAAAATTGTGATTAGCATTAATTCTATTCATTTTTCTAGGTTGATAACTATAATCTTTTTTTCCATTATTTGTCATATAACCATATACAAAATCTAGAAACATGGGTCCATCCCTTTTAGTTTCTTTAGTACGCTTACTTGTTATTAATTCTGGATCATTAATATAATTATTTATTATATCTGCATATTTATTCACCTTATTCTTCTGATTTTGTTTAAGTAAAATACTAAGCATAGCATCTGCTGCAATTGTTAAATATTTTTTTAAATTATTTTTTTTTTCTTTTTCTTTATCTGTAATAGTTTTAAAATTAAAAATACAATATGCATCTAGATTTTTATTAATGGATTCTTCAACCAGACTTTCTATTAAATCTTCTGTCAACTCAAAGATTATAATTTGCACAGTATCTGGAAATATTTCTGGAACGTCGTTTTTTTTATATGTATATGAATTCATTTTAAAACTCTTGCTTGACCCGCGCATAACTTTAGTAGTTTCACCTGTGCCTTCAACTTTATATACTGTTTCTAGATTAGTACCAATAATAGGAAATGTGTCATCTTCAACTAGAGTAAAATCAGAACATGTACCATCTATAACTTCAAATTTTGGTTTTTTATTATCACTATATTTTTTAGTATTATATTTAATAATTGCCGCTTGTATATTTTCAGCAGCCATATTTATTATATAAATATAAATTAAAAATACTACATTCATATATGATAGATATTAAATTTTATCATGAATTTTCAATCATAATACCACAAGATCGTTTCTGGTTTTTCTTGAATCGACTCTTAGAAATAAAAAATATAACAATATTTACACCGAAAGCAGTGGAGTATATTAATATGAAATTAGCTAAGCGGTTATAAAAGATCAGTTTCAAGAGTCATTATATTTTCATTATTATTATTATAAAATATGATTTTAATAGATTTATTCTTGGTGTTGCTGTTTTGTAAAAATTCATACTCAATGCTTTTACTATTTTGTTTTAAATTATCAAAATCACTTTTAAAGTTATCAATATTAATATCTTCAATTGTTTCACCATTATTTACTTTTAAATAAGCTTTGGGTATATATTTACAATTACTATTAGATAATATATATTTATAATATATTTTTGTTTTAATTTTAATATTATTTTCACTGTTAAACCCATATTCAATCGTTCTATCGTTGAATATTGTTATATTATTTTCTCCATCTGTTTCTTCAAAATATATAAATTTATTATTTTCTAAATTATTATTTCTATTCAATCTTACAGTCGCCCCCCCCCCCGCTGCCCTTGCTTCCCGCGTTTCACAACTTTCTTCGCTTTGGCAGCAGTCTTCGCTTCCTTCTCTGCTTTCTTCGCAGACTTTACCGCGCTTTTAACAGTCACAAATTCTCCACTT